GTTCCTCTGATCAATTCTACTACTAAATTATTTATAGCGCTCCTTATAGCTACCGTCGCGTCGTCTACTCTACGAGTAGCATCTAACGTTTCAGCAGTTGTAGGGTTCGCCTGATTTTCAACCTCTATTATTCTATTCCTAGTATCAAAAGCACCTAATAGTGCAGTTACTAGAGGATCTAGCACCGAATTGTACCTATACACCTTAAAGTCATTGGCAGGAAACCTGACAGTGACCTGTGGTGACGGTTTCCACACTTCGCTAAACTGTCGTTGGACGACAGTTCTTGCTTGTTGTGTTTGGAACTGATTACCTAACGCATTAGTACATAAATTAATTAACTCAATCGGGTCGGCCCATGCAGATGACAAATACACAAACTGAGAAGGAGTTGTAATTGTATACGACATACTTAAAACGAGTCTGATTCGGCGTCAATAGCCTCCGAATCATCGTCGATTAAAGCATTTCTTTCATATACTCCTCCATAATTTCTATCTTTTCCTTTATTCATCTTCGGCACAGACCGATCAACACTTTCAACTTTAACCTTCTTTCCGTTATTCTTTTTTGAGGTTCGAGATCGAAACTTCGCAAGTCTGACAGACATCGGAACGTCCTCCATGAACTCATCAACAACTTCTTCGGTGAGTTCCATGGGTCCCCCATCTTTCACAGTCGTGATTTTCTCCCTCAAACCCAATTTTATGTTATTTCTATAAACAATACACACGGACACAAATTCCAACGAAAGCAGACAGAAACCCGCTGACATTCTAACATTTCTAATATTAACTAGAACTTGCCACACGTTCTTCATCGCATCCTGAGCGGTTATTGCGTAGTTTGGGACAACCTTGAACTGAAACCTTTTCTTTGCAGCAGCGGTGTAGTAGGATGCTAAAGTAGCCTCATCTGCTCTTTCCATTCTTTTGTCCACCAGACATACACTGACACCGCCTCTACAATTGTCGGGCAAATTCCACTCACCTGTGACCACCAGGCCAGCGAGACAAACATATCCATTTTCGATGAGCTTCACACCTTTGAGTAGGTTAACTTCGGATAACGACTCATTTTCATGTACCATTATCTTATCAACCTTGGAGCACATAACACTTTTAACCGGTGTAAACATTGACGGCAACAATTTCTCCATTTTCGTCAAGTCAATAAACTCACCAACATTCACCTTTCCATTAACAACTAGAGCCATCTAGAAACAAACTTCTAAAAAGAACTTTATCTGACAGATACTTTACCAAACTTTTATAAACAAACGAACCTGCCGGGGCGGTTTTATGAACCTCCCAGATCGCGTCGTCCAATTGCGTGTAGTACGCGCAATTGTTCAACGAAACAGCAACATCACAAAGGGACCTCCTGAATTCCTCTAAATGATCCCAATCCTTGATGTGTTTAGCACCGAGCTTAGAGATCAACTTTAGAGGGTCGTAATAAACAATGCATCCTCTGTCGTGATGTATCACGTACCTTCCACAAAAGTATCCGTATTGCTTTTTGAACAGTTTTGCTTCAAAATTCCACATAAGATTCGCCGCTTGCTGTACATCAGGGAACTCGCATCCTTTCGGAAAATAAAGCAAACTATCATCCCCGCAAAAGGCGCCTTTGATTATTTTCTCCATAGGAAGCATTGAAGCTAAGCATGCAGCGATGATCACTGTATTCCCAATGAACGTGGTGACGTCACCGCTCTTCCTCTGGTACCATATACAGGTTTTAATTCCTGCGGTATAGTCCTTGAGGGTGGTCTTCCTGTGACCTTGTTTCCAAACTTCTCCCAAGAAATCTTCGAACCCTAGTCTCCGCCAGATTTCGTACTCAACAGCGCAATGAAATTCATTTTGAGATTTGTCGTACTTCGAAATATCAAGCTCCAAAACATCCATTGGCACATGACTATCAAGGTCTCCAAAGAATTCCTCGATTTGTGCCGGCGTTTTTCTTGTGAAGAACAAAAATCTGCTTGAATCCACGCTATCGAGTAACTGTCTAGTTAACTCACTGAACAAAGGGCCGAAAATTGCGTTGATCTTTTTCGAATGGTACACAATCGTTTGCAGAGCTGGATACTCCGTTTGAATGGACGTATCCAGTTTCTGCTTGGGTTGTGCTTTTATCATATGCCTGTACTGATCAACCGCTGGCAAGTCAACAAAATCGAAATCAGCAAGTTGGCCAATGGTTGCTTGCTCTTGTTTTTCTAACCATCTATTGAGAGACTCTCTACTGAACAAAGAAACATTTTTATTTGGTTTTCT